ATCATTCTGCTCAAAGGAATTCCATAAACTTTATTTAGGAGTCCCATTTTTATTTTTTTGGTTTAAAGTATGGGACCCGAGAGAGGATTAGATACTATAGATACAATACGTCTGGCTGCTCCCGTATGGGACCCAGAACGCGTACTTTTCCGCTGGTATATCATACCACCCCAGTACCCTCGTGTCAAGAGAAAAGAGGAGAAAATAAATAAAAATAAATATGAGAATATACTTGACGGGAGCATATGAGTATGCTATACTATGAACATGGAATACAATGCCAATAACGCTCCAATCTGGATTGAAGACCAGCACGAACTCTCCGTAAATCTCGCTAGGGCATATGCAATTTCCTATGCCATCCACCCTTCGTCTGAGCAGACTGAACACCTGTTCGAGTTGTATAAGGAATCTCGTAGGGCTATCCCACACGCTACGAATGGCAGTCGGTATGGCTCATACGCTGCTTACATGGCTCGTTGTTGGTACATGGGTGCGTAAATAGTGCTTGCATTTTCCATTCCGCTATGGTATAATATGGCATGAAATACTTCGCATCCTTCTTACTTGGTGCTGTGGTTGCTGTGTGGCTATATCCACCTCAGCCTGCTGTCCACCTCTCAGATTATGAAAAAGAAAAAATAATCTGGGAAATGCTTGAAATCCTTGAGCAGAGTGGGTATAATATAGACCAAGCAAAATACTCACTCACCCAACCCAAAAAATGGTGGCACTTCTAATGATACTCTACACACTCACATTCCTCACAGGCTTCTCAATCGGATGGTTCGCATATAATAAAGGTTGGCGAGCGAGAACCCCAATATATCGGGAGGCTTCTAGCGATGTTTGATAATGCTAACCTGAGCCTATCCTCATTTGAAGCCGTGGATAAATGGGGGGAGCATATCCTCTCTGATACTATGGCTCTCATAGCAACTAAAGAAACGCCCGATGAAATAAAAACGGCAGTTCTTATGTCTTGGTTCAATGGTCAAGATATTGAAAATCTTTCAACATCTCAATCAGCCGATGCTATTCTACTCAATACGATTTTATTTCTATTACATGAGTCGAATGGAAATCTGGATGCTATAATGCGGCACATAAATATCCCCACAGAGTATATGTCCGTATTTTGGAATATGGAAAAAGAAACGAACGGGACGCTTACGCCATCCGAGTTGGAGGAGATGTTTCAACTAGAGGAATAACGCCCAAGCGTAGGAGATTGCAAATCGGGCGGCGCAGCGCGCGCCCAAGTCTGGGTGTAGTAAGGAGTTACGAATATAAATAAATACGAAAATGTTATTGACGCAAGCAACTAGCGATGGTATAATACGCATATGAAATACGACCTAATAGACCTTCCTGGTGAGATTAACGATATCCCCGAATGTGGTGCTTGCTACGATACTGGCATCATCACGGATGAGGATGTTTTCTGCGACTGCCCTAAGGGCGAAGCCGCTTGCGATGCGAGCGATGAGATGGATTGCGGTGATTATGAAGGAGGTTTGTTCGAGGATGATAGCGATGCTCTCGCCTCAATGGGTTGGGGGACGGATGAGGATTACGGAGGGACGAATGAAAACGTATAAAACGGGAAAGATGGCGCAGGTGATGTTCAAAAACGAGTTGGATAGGCCAAACCAACAAGGAAGGCCGGTTAAGGCATGGTCAGGTAATCATTCTGGAGGTCGGGTGCCTGCGGAACAGCGACCGAAGAATCGCAGGAAGGTGTGATTAACCTGCAACCAGGGGAGCGCATTGAGAGGGTTCTATCGGCCGAGACTGGGTTAAGCCGGCAGGACCTGACGATGTTCAGGAAGGACCGGTTAAGGAAGGGGGAGGACTGGCGATATGATCGCGAGGTGATCCTGACGCAGGCTGGTTGGTCCAAGGTGCGCCGTGAGTTACTTGGGGAGGATCCTGGGGTTAAGGAGGCGGATCCTCCCTTTTTGGAGGGATTGGTGACCAAGTGGGACTTCCGCAACAGCCGGATGGTTGAGGTGGAGGGTCGGATACTGGTTCGGGTTAAGAATGCGGCGTTATGGCGACCTGACCGGGCCGGTAACCGGATGACATTGCGATATGTGAAGAGTGGTGACAGGCACTACCAGGTTGGGAAGGTGCCGCGTTATCCCGGAAAGTGGTGAACCGGAGGGTATTGCTAATGAAAACGAGGAAGATTGAACAGATTGCTTGGGACGAAGACATGGGGGGGCGGTTAACCAAGAAGGAACTGGACGAGTTCAATGCGGCAGCGAATAAGTTTTTAAGGGCGAAAGGTGAAAAAATCGGATGGAAAGAAACAGTCATACCAAAAAGCATACGGAAATCTGCCAAGAAAAAGGGTTAACTGGAACACGGGAGAAAGGGTCCATGCTGCTGGACGAGGAACAGGAAGCTATAAAAGAGGTGAAAAGTATAGAAGAGGCTTCTCGGTTGACGAAGACGGAGGTAGCGGACGCGATCAGGGAGGCGTTGAAGATCCGGACCGAGATGGGTCGTCGGATAGTTGACGTTGCTTTGGAGTGTATCGAGTTGTTTGAAACCAAGCAACGCGACTATGGCAGCAAGAACATTGCGTTGAGCGGGGAGATGGGGATTGCGGTTAGGCTACAGGACAAGGTTTGCAGGATGAGGCACCTGCTTGAATCGGGAGGGGAGATAAACCATGAAAGCCTGGCGGACACCTACAAGGACGTCGCAAATTACGGGATGATAGGGTACAACCTAAACCAGGGCCGTTGGGAGTGAGTGAGGAACGGGACAGGTTCATAACATTAGCCGGCCATGAGTTGGAGAGTATGGTGAACCGGTTCAGTGAAGAGTTCTGCCTATCGGACCCTGAGATTATTGGGTTGTTGACGTGTTATGCGTCGTTGATGTCGATTCAGTCGATGGGGTATTTGCTGGATTTTGAGGAGGAAGAGGAGGAGGATGATTAGTTGGTTAATCTGGACCATTACGTTTACAAGCCGCATCCCAGGTTAAGGTTACCGACCAGGGAACAGGCCGGGTTAGCCTGCGCCACTCCGGAAGGGGAGGCGGATTTCCGGAAAGCGATGGAGGATCGCGGCAGGGAGATTTACCTGGAGGAAACGGATCCGTACCGCGGAGGGTTTGAGCCGAAACACTGGGACCATGCGACGGAGATTCTGGAGGAAAACGATGAATTGCTAATTTCAGGTGGCAATCGTAGTGGCAAGACGGAATTTTGTGCGAAGTGGGTTGTTAAGTTGGCCAAGGAAAAGGCCGGGTCCAGGATTGCCTGCTTTCATACGACGCACCAGTCGAGTTTACAGAACCAGCAACCAGTGGTTTACAAGTATCTCCCTGTTGAGTTTAAGCGCAAGATCAAGGGAGCGGTTGAGAATGTAAGCTACACCCAGAAAAACGGGTTTACGGAATCGACATTTATTTTGCCGAACGGCAGCCAGGTGTGGTTCATGCATTATTCGCAGGATCGCCGGACGGTTGAGGGACTGGAACTGGACGCGGTATGGGCGGATGAGTTGATCCCGATGGACCTGTTGGAAACGATCCGGTACAGGCTTGTTACCAGGGCCGGAAAGTTGCTGGTTAGCTTCACGCCGATTGAGGGGTACAGTTTAACTGTGAAGGATTTTATTGCTGGCGGCGAGGTGACCGAGTGGCGTGAGAGTGAACTGCTATCGGATCGCCCAAACATTCCAGGCGGACCTTCCGGTAAGATGCCATACCTGATGCGGTGCCGGCGCGGTGGATCCTGGGCGATCTGGTTCCATACAAACTGGAATCCGTACAATCCGTATGAACAACTGAAGAAACGGTTGAAAGGGTTGCATGATGGGGAGGTTAAGATCCGCGCCTACGGTTGGGCCGACCAGAGTGTGGGTAATGCGTTCCCCCGGTTTGGGGATGGACACATTATGACGCCTGGCGAGATCCCGGTGGATGGCCGGAATTTCATGGTGGTGGATCCCGCCGGCGCCCGGAACTGGTTTATACTGTGGGCCAGGGTGTTCGAGGATGTTGTCTACATTTACCGTGAATGGCCGGACAGATCGATGGGTGACTGGACAGTTCCCGGCAGCAAGGTTGACGGTCACATTGGGCCAGCACAGCGCAGTGGTGGAGGTGGGGTTTCGTTTGTTCAGTACAAAGACCTCATAAGGGACAAGGAGGGCGGCGAACCGGTCTTTTTGCGGTTGATCGACCCCAGGGCCGGAAGTACCAAGTTGATGGACGGTACGACTCCCCTGGAGAAATTAAATGTATCGGAGGAGGGAGAG